ATGCTATGTTGCAGCGCATAGCAGCTCTCGAGAGTGTTCTCAAGAGTCACAAGCATGCCACCGGCTCTTCCAAGCATCCTGTTAAGAGGCTTGAGAAAAAGCTTGGTGAGGCCGTACTCAAAGGCCATGGAGACTATCGTCCTACGAAGTTTAATCGAGTTAAGGGAGCTGGTGACTACTCCTCATCTCTCGGTTCACTCGGCCATGCAGTTGGCTCTGGTGTTGGCTCGTTGGTCGATGTTGGCAAAGGGTTTGCCAGTCTCCTTGGATTTGGGGATTACCGAACGCGCTCTGCTGGTATGGGCGCGAGGATACCTGCTGCTGCTGGCTCGGAGTCAGCTGTTCACGAGTCAGTCATGGGGTCATTAATGAACCCCGACTCGCTCTCCATGGGCGCCATGAGCGTTCAGTTTGGCGGTAGCAGGCCCCGTGTGACCCACAGAGAGTACATCTCTGATGTAGTGGGGACCACTGATTTCACCACAACGGTGTACCGCATACAACCTGGGTTGAGTGGCACTTCCACGCTCTTTCCTTGGCTGTCGTCGGTGGCCGGGTGCTTCCAACAGTATGTGTTGAAGGGCATGATCATCTACTACGTTTCCACTTCTACTGATCTGAGTACTGCAGTAAACTTAGGCTCAGTTATGATGTGCACGCAGTATGACGCTAATGCTCAACCTCTGGCAACGGAGCTCGCTGTAAATAACAACGAGTTCACTACTGTGGAGAAACCATCCCGCAACTTCATTCACCCGATTGAATGTGCGTCTTCGGCTTCTCCCACCATTGTGCGGTATGTGCGTGTGAACAACGCCAATCCCACTACGGTGTCGGATGATCGCCTCGATGACGTGGGCGTGTTCCAGCTCAGCACGGTAGGTTGTCCCAACAATGGGGCAACCATCGGGCAGCTCTGGGTCGCCTACGACGTCGAATTCTTAAAGCCAGCACTGCCTGACATTCATGTGGGTACCACGTGGTTGGGCAATGTCCAGGTCGCCGGGTCTATCAACAACCTGTCGGCGTCAACTCTCGTCGTCAACTCTGGGAATTCACTCCCTCTCAGTGTTGTCCTGGCTGGTCTATTTTCTACCTCCCTTCAGATCAACATGCCCGTTGGTTACAATGGCAATTATGTAATCATCGTGAGTGTAAGCTGCTACCCAGAAACAAGTGGAGCCAGCATCCTGACTACTTCAGGTGTTGGCTCTACGGGCGGTGGCTCAGATGTGTCGTACCTGAACATCCTCACCTCGGCAGAGACACCCCCTGGGTTCCTTAACTCGGCACTCAGTGGGTCTGGATCGGGCATTCACTCGTTCCAGTCTGTGACTCTGTTGTCTTTTAGCACCATCGCGGACACTGCAGCTAATAACTATATTACCTGTGGGATCCCCGGTGTCACTTCTGTGTCTTCTGGCGATTTTATCAATGCCGTTGACATTCTGGTGGTGCCCCTTGACAATGACATTAGTTCGCCAGCTAGTGTTATGGTCAATGGTGTGCTTAATGCGCGCGCGGTGAACCAAGAGCTCATTGATCTGAGAAAGCAGGTCTGTGATCTCCTAGCTCTAGCTAACAGGGCTAAGGAGAATGCTCTACCCCCCCCATCTATACCCAAGGGAACTTTTATTAGTGCATCTGCCCCGCCCCCCCT